CCTTCATCCAACGCGAGGACATCTAATGCAAAGTCTAAACAACAAGCAACCACATCAAGTGATTGTGCCCTTTAAGTACAAAGGGCTGTTGGATAGTGCAATGCAGATGCTCTCTCAAGAAAAGCAAGTCGCACTACGTCACGGTAGGTCTGTGACCGCGTACGATGAAGCTCTTCTTAGAGTTGGACGACTCTACGGCTACCTCGGTAGTCGTTGAGTACGGGGGGACCCCTTTGCGGCCTGGTTTCCACCAGACCGTTGTTTCTAATTGCAATTTCTTGCAGGAGTAAGTATGACTTCATCTTCAAAGGGCAATAAATCCCCTAAGAAGCAACTGACGCCGTACCCGCTCCTTCCCAAAACTGATGGCTTCTTCAAGCGCAGCGTTGGGAGCACACCTTCTATTATCGCTTCTCCTGTTCGATATCGTCGTATTATTCATAGCACGAGGCACACCACTAGTGGTGTCTTCGTGAATGATACTACGACCGATGTCTCTACAGGTTGGTCAAATAGTAGAAGTTTCGCAAGAAACAAAGATTGGAAACAGCAAGTTGCCAAGAGACAAGACGCGACCTATGCGTATACACGCACTGGTTTCGTCGTTGAACCATGCACCTGGTATGGCACCTCGACATCAAACAATTTCGGTAATCCCGAAACGGATGATGACTGGGGTCAGCACTTAGGTGCGTTCTTGATCGACGATTCGAGCGACGCTGCGTTGAAAGACATAGCATTAGCTCGATTGAAGAACAAGCTCTCTAGCAACATTGGCAGTCATGCGACATTGCCGCCTCTCGCGGAGTCGAAAGAGATCCACAAGATGGTCCGTGGACTCAACGACTTCATGGAAGACGTGATGGCCGCACTGTATGCCATAAAGGAAACACGTGGCAAGGCAGTGCCAAAGATAGCTGGCAAGATTTGGTTATACTTCAACTTTGGGGTTAACCCCTTGATTGATGATTTAACCAAGGCGGCCGACGCGATCCGGAGTTATCAGGAACGTACCGACCATGTTCAGCCTATCAGCGGCTCAGCGAGCAAAGACTATAGGTCACAAGGCATTACTGACTTGGGACTTATAACGGGAACAGGGGTCCAGATGAAAATTATCTCATCTGCAAACCACCGACTCTCGTATCGTTTTAAAGGCAGCGTAGCGGTTAAAATCCGCTCTGATGCCTCCTACAGTGTGATGGATCATCTAGGATTAACATGGAGTCAACTACCAAGCGCTGCTTGGGAACTAACTCCATACTCTTGGGTGGTCGATTACTTTACTACTGTAGGTCCTTGGTTAGACGACATGTTCTACACCCTTCCGGGTGTGTTAGTGTACCTGTCGCTTAATCGTAGGTATGAACAAGAGTGTACGCATTCTCCTCAGCTGACGTATGGTGGCACCACCAGGTGCTACATAAGTACTAAGCCTGGAAAATCGCGTTACTTCTCGTTCTCTCGCGAAAAACTTGCTATCCTTCCCTCTCGGCAACTACGAGTCAAATCTTTTGACGAGGTTGCCAAAAATGGACTCTCGAAGGTGATGAACCTCGCGAGCGTCTTAGCGGGTCACCTCAAATTTACCTGAGGTCCGCGAAAGGACATACATGTCTTTTGCACCAGCAACACCTGTTACGGGCGCAACTGTCACGGGATTAACTTCCCCGACATACACGATCGTAGCGGACGTAGCGCCTAACATTAATGGCAAGCAATACGCCGTTACTGCTCTTGGTGGTACGCAAACGGGAGTCGACGTGAACTCGGTGTCAAAGCCGTTTACACTCACCTTCTTCCGTCCTCCGCAACTTCGTTCGTTGCCGCAAGCCAACCCTGTGACTGGCGTTATCAAGAACGTGCCGATCAACACCTATAAACTCATTACGAGGAAAGGTGCTGTCCCGGCAGTCAACCAAGTCTCTCTTACGGCCAGAATTACGACCGTGTTTGAGATTCCGGCTGGCACCGATACGTACGAGCCTGAAGAACTGAATGCCATGATCTCGGCGCACGCAGGTGCGCTGTGGAATCAGGCAGACGGTATCGCCACGACTCTACGTACGGGGGTAATCTGAACTGGGCGCAGTATGGGAATGCAATGGTGTTTGCGGCAGCGGCGACAATACTCTTCGCCCATGCCCCACCCGTCATTGTAGATCCCGTTGTTACTGCATTCTCCCAGATTCGGAAACCCAATGTTCCCAGTGTCGCGACTGTTCCCGACGACGAGTCCTTTGTGGACTTGACGACGAAGACTGTCAAGAGGTTGCTGAAATAGTTGTTAAATTTCAGCAGCTTTTGCTAGATCTGGAATACTAGGTCTAGCTCACTGGTTTGATAACGTTGTCATCATCAGGAGTTGTCCTGTGAATAAACGCAACGGAACTTGTGGAGAACAACGACTTGAGTCGTTTTTCAACACACTGCTAGAAGAGCTATTAGCCGCTGGCCCTGCAACTCCGGGGGTCATGCGGCAAGTGCAGCGTGCTCGGAAACGAGCGCGTTTCTTCAACGACAAGCTTCAGGGGTTAGCGATAAGAGATTTTCTTATTGCGAATGACAAGGTTAAGGAGATTACTACTTTCTCCCCGCCGAGTCAGACCCTTGACAAAGACGTGATAGCAAACGCTCGTTATTTCATTACTAATGCTTTAGAGCGTTATACTAGCACGTTTGACGAGTTGGCCATACAACAGCCTCTCGAGCTTTCATACCTTTATCAGAACTGGCGGTTTGGACCAGGTTCCAGTAATGGAATCAAAGGAACCCATGCCGCCGATAAGATAGCTCAAGGTATGACGTGCACTGCTCTGTGTGAACCTTTTGTTCATAAGCTGCGCCGTACTAACCCATACTTCATCGCCTTTGATGGCATGAAAGGAGTTTCGGGGGTAGTGCAGATTAAAGGTTCCAAACTAGCAACTGTACCCAAAAACGCGGAGACTGAGCGTACAATAGCAATCGAGCCTTCCGGGAACATGTGCTTGCAGCTTGCTGCAGGTAAGTATCTCGAAGACACACTTCGCTATATCGGCTTAAACATATCTACGCAGCAGCCTAAGAACAAGGCTATGGCGAAACGCGGCTCCATTTCAGGGGATGTAGCTACCCTTGATTTGAAGTCCGCCTCCGATATGATAAGTATCGATCTTGTACGCGCTCTCATGCCTCCTGAATGGTTCGACCTTCTGATGAAAATCAGGTCGCCGTACATTCAGGTACCTAACGGTACCAGGGAGGCATCTTGGGTTGAGCTCAATATGATCAGTACGATGGGGAATGGTTTTACTTTTCCCCTGATGACTCTTCTTATTGTCTCTTTGATCTACGGTTATCGCTGTTCCATCGGAGGCCCACGTCTTTTCATTAACTGGAAAGATACGTGTGTCTTTGGGGATGATATCATTGTCCCCACGAAGGAATATGAGATTGCTGTAGATACCCTAACGAGAGCGGGGCTTATCGTTAATCTTGATAAGTCTTACAGTCGTGGTCCTTTTCGCGAGTCGTGCGGTGGCGATTACCTAAATGGGGTAGATATTACTCCTTTCTATGTTAAGAGCCTATCGAACGAGCTCGACGTTTACGTTGTGATCAACCAGGTCGTTAATTGGTCCGTTAGAGAAAAAGTACCTCTCCATCGGACTTTGACCTTATTGAGATCGATGCTAAACGGTAAGCCACACCTCGTACCTGAGTGGTTCAATCCGAACCAAGGCATTTTAACCTCAGGTTGTTCTCGACGATTTACTTACCTCAGCCTAATGGCGCGGAAGGAGCGGCTCAGTGATGAGTCGCTTTACTTCGCAATGCCGCTGGCTGTCGGTGGGTTTGTCGAAGAGATTGGGGGCGCACTGTTCTACACGCCACGGAGCAATAAACCGCCCGTTGCGCGAGTGCGTCGATCTAGGTTGCCTCAAGGCTACCTAGATGGCTGGGACCCTGGTTACAGGTCTCAGCCGGAGTCCGTAGTGGCTGCCACGCAAGTGGCAATCCATTTCGGATTCTAAGTAACAAAG